CAAAGTTTTAGTCCTGTCGTAAATTATCCCTTTCGGGGGTAATCGACCAACCCAACTGGGAGTCGTAACTTTAGGAAAGAGGTAATAATGGAAGACGAACAACCTGATGAAGGAATCGTTGAAGAAGAAGTAGAAGTAGAAGCCGAAGAAGAAATTGAGGAATCTACTGAACAGGAAGTTGATCAAAATACGGATGAGGATTCGGAAGAAGATTCGGAAGAACAGCCAGAAGCCGTAGAAGATTTACAGATTGTTGAGTTTGAGGGAAAAGAATATAATATCCCTTCCGAACTTAAAGACGCAATTATGCGTCAAAGTGACTACACTACCAAGACTCAGGAAATCGCAGAACAACGGAAAGATTTGGATTTGGATAGAACCCGTTTCCAAGAGGCTATTCAGTTGCAGACTGCTCACACTGAGGCTTACACTCAATTAGGCGTTATAGACCAACAGCTAGCTCAATTTAATGAGATAGATTGGAATACATGGGCAACCCAAGACCCTAACGCAGCGCAACAAGCGCAAATACAGTTGAATCAATTACGGGAACAGCGACAACAGGCTACGGATAAACTAAGTTCACTTCAAGCCGAATCTCAACAAAAAGCCCAGACGGAAACGGCAAGGGTAGTTGAGGCAAATCGGTCAAAAGTTGAAAAAATAGTCCCGAACTGGAACGCTGATACCGAAAAAGCCGTTTTTGATTTTGGGTTAAAAAGCGGTTTAAACGAACAGCAATTAGCTGGCACAAATTATGATCCTGTTTTGATTAACATTCTTAATAAAGCCAGACTATTTGATGAACTTCAACAGAAGCAAACTGTCAAAAAGACCAAGAAATCCAAAGAGCCTATCCCACAGGCTACGAGAGTTAAACCTAAAAAGACAAACAATCGTACCTTACACGATAATCTCAGTACGGAAGAATGGTTAAAGAGACGGAATGCTCAAATAGCTAAACGAGGATAAAATGGCTAATACAACTTTAACACCAACCGCAGTTACGAGAGAAGCCCTCCGTATTCTGCACCAGAAGTTGAATTTTGTCGGAACGATTAATCGCTCCTATGATTCATCTTTTGGAAAAAGCGGTGCAAAGATTGGCGATAGTTTGAAAATCAGACTTCCCAACCAATACACTGTTAGAAGTGGTGCTTCACTTTCTTCGCAAGATGTGTCTGAAAGTTCTGTAACACTTCAAGTTGCCACCCAAAAGGGTGTCGATACTACTTGGACTTCCGATGATTTAACATTGGATATTGATGACTTTGGTTCGAGAATACTAGAGCCAGCAATGAGCGTTTTGGCTGCCAATATTGAGTCTGACGCAATGTCCATGTATAAGGATGTTTACAACCACGTTACAGACGTTGGGGCAACCATTACATCAAGTGATGTATTGACTGCTTCTAAAGTCTTAACAGACAACTTGGCTCCATATGACCAGCGTTGTCTAAACCTTAACACCCAAGATAACCTTGATTTGGTTGAAGCCTTGAAAGGTCTATACAATGACCGAAACAATCTAGGCAAAAACTACAAGGAAGGTCGTGTTGCTTCTAATACATTCGGGTTCTCCGAAATTATGGAAAACTCAATGTGGCCTCAACACACTACGGGTACAGATGATGGAACAGCAGATTATCTCGTAAATGACAGTGGAACTATTGCTGAAGGTTCTACTTCAATTACAGTTGATACTGGTGCTGGCACTTGGAAGCAAGGCGATATTTTCTACTTTGCTGGTGTCTATGCTGTACATCCTGAGACTAAGGCAACAAGTACCAAGTTGAAAGAGTTTGTCATTACGGCTGACGCTGGTACAAGCGCAACATCACTATCCTTTTCTCCAGCCCTTCACAGTTCTGGAGCGAAGCAAAATGTAAGTGCTATGCCAGCCAACAACGCAGCTTTGCATAAAAACGAAAGTGACCAATCAACTGATATAGGGGCTAGTGCCGATTACGGCGTTTCCCTTGCATATCACAAAGACGCTTTCTGCTTTGCAACTGCTGACCTTGTAATGCCTAAAGGCGTAGACTTTGCAGCTAGGGAAGTTATGGACGGCATTTCAATGAGAATTGTGAGAGACTACAGCATTAGTGCTGATACTTTCCCAACTCGAATTGATGTCCTGTATGGTTATAAAGCCATACGTCCAGAGTTGGCTTGTCGAATACAGATGAACTAACACCCACCTTTGGGGGAGGGCTTCGGCTTTCCCCCTACCCTTTTTAGGAGGACAGGATGGCTATTTGGAAATACAAAACAGAAAAAGGCGAAATAGTTTCTAAGCTATTTGAGGACGAAAAAGACATTCCAAAGGGATGGAAAGACAGCCCTCAAGAAGCTGGTAAAAAGAAAACTACGAAGAAAAAATAGATGGCTTTAGCAAATTACGACAATCTTAAAGATGCTATTTTAACAGA